AAACAATTTATGAACACATTTTTTTCCACATCCCCCCATATTGGCAATTTCTGGCAAGTAACCGGCTAAACTGACAGTATTTGGCATATAACTGGTAAAAAATGTGTTCATAAATTGTTTACAAAATGTTCACATAATGTTCATAGTTTGTTCACACATGCAGCCGGTAGGTGTGGTATACTGTGAGTACAGGGAGAGGGAAAGGGCTCCCGGAGAGCAACAGGGTCAGACGGGCTGGCAAAGCCTGTAATACAGGAACTACCAATTAGGTGGTTAGCATCGCTATGGATTAAATTGGAAAGAGGTAAAATTATGGTAACATTGTATACAGGAGACAAACAGGTAGAAATTACCTATGCTGATGGGGAGATTGTCTCATTTCACGATATCGTGGGTATCGGATACCGCCCCGGAAAACTGTTGATTATTTGGAGAGATTATACCATGAAGCATGTTGAAGACCCGGCAGATGCATATAAGCATATTGCCTGTCCCGGCCGGTTCGATATCGATATAGAATAAGGGGCTTTGCCCCGGTTAATGTAGCCTATGCCTGTCACAAGTCAGGATGAAAAATACAGAGTGACCGAACGAATTAAACAGAATTGAATTGAAAAGGAGAATCACCATGAACAACACCGAAAACAAGGCTAACGAAATCATCACCGCCAACAGCAACTACATTACTCGCACCTTCGCCGACACTCTCGTTAAGTTCACAAGAACTGCCCTCAAGGTGGAGAACGGCAAGCCCACTATGTTCACCGAGTCCATCGCCACACAGTTCAAAGGCAAAATGACTGTTGAACAGGCAACCGAAAAGCTCAATAAGGCTAATCAGGGCTGCGTTATCATTGTTGAAAGCTGTGAATATATTGAGGAGTTGCGTGGCATGCTGGTTAGCGACTTCCTGAAATACAGCGTCCCGGTGCAGCGCCCCGCAAGTCAGAATAAAGAAAGCGGTGAGGGCTAACGCCCTCTCCCGCTTAATACATTCTATAAAGGAGATTTAACATGAAACCCACAAAAGAATATATCGCAAGCGCTCACGCTAAAGGCTGTTATGTAGACCGTTCAGACGGCACTATCTACCCCGCCACACCCCGCGCCACTTTCTTAAACGCTGTTAATGAGTTAACCATCACCCGCCACGAGCCCCTTAATTATTGCAAGGCTGATGTTTGTTATTGTGATTACAGCGAGTTCTTTAAGTGCCACCCCATCCTCCTCCGTAGCTACACCACTTTTGTAGCCGTTTATATCCCCACCACCGACCGCCTATTCGTATTCGACTATTACAGTCCCACCACATCCCAACACCTTGCTAAGTTTAGAGTATGGCTAAGGAATCACTATTACAGAGTCCTTAACTTCCCTATCTATCGTAGAGTTAGGGATAAGAAAGGTTCCCACATCGAGTATGAGCCATTCATCCCATTTGTGAACGATTAAGGAGGTTAATCAAATGCTATACGATACCATCATCCCAGCCATTGGTTTTCTTGTAATAGTATTCGCAATCTACGCATATGGGAGGAACGCATGATTAACTTTAACTATCTCCGCTGGTGCATTGAAAACATGAAAAGAGGGGTTTATTCCCCTCTTTCGGTTGAGAAAATCCTTGCCAAAACCCACCACCTATACACCAAAGGCAACCTCACCGTTAAAGAATATCGTTGGTTGTTGATGGAATGTGAATCTTTTCTTAGGAGTGATTAAAATGATTATATCAACAGACATAAAACCCTGCACCCTGTGCGACTTCTCATATAACGATTGCTACCCGGAATACAACCTTGAGGGGATGGCATATTGTAAATATTGTAGAGTTGGCACAGTACCATTCGCATGGACACAGGTTAAAGAGTGTAACCCGCTCTCCTGTATTCGTAAGGACTGCAATCATGCATGAGGAGGAAAATAAATGGAGTTTCTAAAAAGAGTTTTGGGTATTTAGCTTAGGGATAGCGTGTTTTGCTCTTGCTGTTCTGATTGTAGTCTTAATAATAACAATTATTAAAGACGGAATATGAAAGGAGGTGAAACTATGACAGTATGTTCCATGAAGTCCAATAAAGGATTTGTCCTTGGCTACAAGTTCGGCTTTAACGGCAGACTTAACGCACAGCAGGTTAATGTTGATAGCGATGGTTCCGGCTTCTTCATTTACTCTATTGGTTTTTCCGAGTTTGTTCCTGCTAAGAAGATGAATCGTTATTCCTTTATTGAATCGCTGGAAACAGGCCACCGGATGTATAACATTAAAGGCAGTTGGGTAGGTGGTGATTGATGGCTCTACTCCACAACACCGTATTCTTAACCTTACTCGTCTGCACAGGATTCGCCACCATCGTACTATTCATTTGGGCTTTAATCCTTAAAGTGATAACCCACCTGATGAGCCGTAAACGGCGAAATGGAGAGGATTAAACCTCTCTGTCGTGGGATTAACCAACAGCATATTACAACAAATTTTAATTAACAAAGGAGATTAAATCAAATGGCTATGATTACCCGCACTATCGTTAAGGACACCACCATCACTTTCCGTACCGTTATTGACGGTGAAACTTCCGCCCCTCAGTCTATCACCGTTGATGGCATGGTTGGCAACCCCGCAGCTATCGTTAAGAAGCAGCTTGGTTTGAAGAAAACCGATAGCGTTATCATTGATGCTTTCGTTGAGGATTCTCACCTGTTTGGTTGCACCGTTGAGGAGTTCCTCTCCGTGGCTCACCTGATTGAGAAGTAAGTTCACCCATTAACACCATTTAATTAAAGGAGATTATCACATGAATAACACCGTACTGACTGACCTTAACAATGCTGAATCCTACTGCTCCATTAAGGGCGACTCTCGTGAGGCTCTCGTGGCTATGTATAACGCCATTAACAGCCCTGACCACAAGCTGTCTGACTTTGTCGGCAAGAAGCTGAACATTAAGGACATCTCCATTGAGCGTGTCGAGAACATGAACGAAGAAACTGGTGAAATGGCTGCTAATGCTCGTGTGGTTCTCATTGACGAGAATGGCGAAAGCTACACCTGTGTTTCTTCCGGCATTTACTCCGCTATTAAAAAGCTGGTTGCCGTATTTGGTGAGCCTACTTGGGAGCCTGCTCTGCCTGTTGAGGTTCAGAATCTTAGCACCAAGAAAGGCCGTAAGACCATGACCTTGAAAGCTATCTAATAGATAGTAAAATAATTAAGTAAAACAAAGCCCCTGTGTTAATCCCACCGCAGGGGCAATTTTAACTCTATAAGGAGGAATCTTAAATGACTAAGACCGGCATTGATATTAGCTACGCCAACAACACATATTCCAAGATAGACTTTAAGCAGGTTAAAGCAGCCACTGACTTTTGTATCATTCGTGTTGGCTATCGTGGTTACGTTGATGGTACTCTTAAAGAGGATGGCTGGTGGAAGTATAACCTCAACGGTTGCATTGAGAGAGGTATTCCATTTGGTGTTTACTTCTTTACGCAAGCAATCACAGAGGAAGAAGCCAAAGAGGAAGCCCTGTTCACTCTCGAAAGGCTTAGAGGGTTGGAGGTTGACTATCCTATTTATATAGACACCGAGGAAAGTGGCCACCGGCAGAATCTTGGCAGAGCGGATAACCTTGACCCTATCACACGCACAGCTTGTGTTAAAGCATTTTGTGAAACGATTGAGGAAGCAGGTTATTACGCAGGTATCTACTGCTCTGAATCGTGGATGAATAGCAAGCTGATAAAGGCCAATCTTAAAGCGCACGATTTTTGGATTGCCAACTGGAACAGAAAACCTGCTATACCCTGCGGTATGTGGCAGTATGGTGCTAAGGGTTTGTGTAATGGCATTAAGGGATTTGTAGATGTAAACAAAAGTTTCAAAGACTATCCTGCCATTATGAAGAATAACAACCTTAATGGTTACACCGCTGGTGAGAATGTGTGGCAAGTTACCATTTGGGGCTTGACTGATGAAGAATATGACGAGGTTTGTCAGTGGCTTAAAGAAAAAGATTTTCCTCACGATGATAAGAAAGTAAGGGAGGAATAACCCATGGCTATATCCGAAGCCGAAAGAGCCAGACTTCAAACCAAGATTAAAGAGCGCAACAAGATGGCGAGATGGATTAACACAAACCTAAATCCTACTTCCAAGATAAGAAATATCAATCCTGCTGAAACCGTAAGGAAGCTAATGACACAGGACGATGCTGATTCATTGGAGCGTTCCCTTGATGCTTTTATAGAAGCACCAAGAGAGTTAAGTTATCGAAACAGATCTTCCTATTCCATGAACGAACAGGCAGAACTTATGGTTCTTGGAAATGAAAGTGAGCGCAGGGGTAGAGAAAAGATTGAGGAAGTTAAAGAGTGGATAGGCGAAAAGGGCGTAACCATGGGTGGTAATGTATCTAATGTTGACCCGGTTCAATGGATGGATAAATTCAGTGAGAGGGTTTACAGTTACAAAGACCCTGAACGATTCCGCAGTCAGTACGATTATGATAAGTGGAAAGATAAGATGTACGATAAGGCTCTCAATCTTGACGACATGAAAAGGATGGAAGCCTACAAGAAAACCTATCTTGAAACCTTTGAGCGAAATGTAGTTAAAGAAATTGACAAGGAGATTAAAGGTTCAGCAAGGCGAGAAGAAGCCAAAGATATTTTGAACGCTCTCAAACAGCTCTCCCCGGAGGAATTTCAATACGCTTATTACACAGACTTATTAGGCGATATTTCTTTCCTTTATCCCGACAAAACAACTGACGCAGAATATGGGGTTGCGATTGGAGTTAAAGATGTATTTGGTATTAGCTTCTGAAATACACAGCCGACTTTGAAACCACAACAGATAAAGAGGATTGCCGGGTGTGGGCATATGCTCTTTGCGAGATAGGGGGTGACTATGCTACTACGGTTGGGAATTCTATTGATGATATGTTTGATAGAATATCCTCAGCCAACAACACACTGTACTTTCACAACCTCAAGTTTGATGGTGAGTTCATAATCTATTGGCTGTTCCGTAATGGTTACACCTTTGTTAAAGATGCTAAAGAGTTGGAAGAAAAGACTTTTACAACGCTTATCAGTAACATGAATGTGTTTTACACTATCACTATCTGTCACAAGAAAAGCGGACGAAACAAAATCTGTACTAAGATAATAGATAGCTTAAAGATTATTCCGTTTAGCGTAGAGGAAATAGCCAAGAGTTTCAAGCTGCCTATCTCTAAACTTGAAATTGACTATAAAGCTAAGCGTGAGGTTGGACATATTTTAACAGAGCAGGAAACTGAATACATTAAGAACGATGTACGCATAGTTGCTATGGCTCTTAACACAATGTTTGGTGAGGGGTTGACAAAGATTACTCAAGGCTCTAATGCTCTTGCGGACTATAAGAAAATCATGGGTGGAGAATTAAAATTTAGATATAAGTTCCCTGCTGTCAGCGAAGATGATGATGTTATTATTCGTAAGGCATATAGAGGAGGATTTACCTATTGTAGCCCAAGATTCCAAAGAAAGAAGTTAGGCAAAATTTCAGTGTTCGATGTAAACAGCCTTTATCCATCTCAAATGTATAGCAGACCCTTACCATATGATACGCCTGTAAGGTTTGAGGGCAAGTATGAGAACAACCCTGTTTATCCTCTTTATGTTCAAAGACTTAGGTGTGAGTTTAAGGTTAAGAAAGGTATGCTGCCAACCATTCAGCTAAAGAACACTCTTGGCTTTATTCCAAACGAGTACATCACAGACACGAAAGGCGAAGATGTTATTCTTACCTTGACAAGTGTAGACCTTGAATTGCTGTTCACCCACTATGATGTTTATGTATATGAATATCTTGGTGGCTATATGTTCAAGTCTAAAACAGGTATGTTCACAGAGTATATCGACAAGTGGATTAAGGTAAAGCAGGAAGCAACCATAGAGGGTAACGCTGGTATGCGCACACTTGCTAAGCTGATGCTCAACGCTCTTTACGGAAAGTTCGGATTAAAGATAAGCTGCCGTTCTAAGATACCATATTATGAGGGTGATAAAGTTATCTATCGTGATGGTGAACCTGAAAAGCGTGACCCTGTTTACATTCCGATGGCTTGCTATATAACAGCGTGGGCGAGATACACCACCATCACAGCAGCGCAGAAAGTTTACGACAGATTCATCTATGCTGACACTGACAGCTTACACTTAATCGGCCACGAGATACCTGAGAATCTTGATGTTGACCCTGTTAAATTGGGTGCTTGGGATTATGAAATGCAAGCAGATGAAGCAATATTCATTAGGCAGAAAACCTACATGGAGCATCCCTGTGGAAAGAGTGCAGAGGAATTTAAGAAGAAAGACCCGGAGAAATACGCTGAAAGTAACGGTTGGAAAATTACTTGTGCAGGTATGCCAAAAGGCTGTTATAAATATGTAACTCCTGAAAACTTTAAGATAGGTTCATCTTTTGCTGGTAAACTTATGCACGAGCGTGTCAGGGGTGGCGTAGTATTAACAGACAAAGAGTTCACTATTAAGCCGAAATAAAATTTACCATTTATCGAACTTGATTTTTTATGGAAAAGGTGTATAATAAAATTAGGAGCAGGGGTGGTGTATGAGTACCAGCGCCGGACAGCAACCGGGTGAAACCGGCCGGTGCGGTTGGGTTTGCTACCTTGCTTATGCACTCCCTGTTTCCACCATAAGAAAGGAACAGTTATGTATTATAATATAGATAGCGCTTTATCATACAACGCTCTATTCACAATGATAATGGGTGGCCGTGGTATTGGTAAAACTTACTCTGCAAAGAAAAGAGCCATTAAGAATTTTTTGGCTAAAGGTGAACAGTTCGTATATCTACGCCGGTACAAGACGGAATTAAAAAAGTCTGTGCCTACATTCTTTGCAGATGTTGCTAAAGAGTTCCCCGACCATCAATTTAAGGCAACGGCAAAAGGGCTTTATATTGATGAACAGCTTGCAGGATTCTGCATGACACTCTCCACACAGATTGTAGAGAAGTCAACAGCTTATCCCGGAGTGACCTTAATCATCTTTGAGGAATTTCTTATTGACCCATCTTCCTCTTATCACTATTTAAGGAATGAGGTTGAAACTTTCCTTGAAGCGTACTCCACCGTAGCAAGAGATAGAGATGTAAGGGCTGTCTTTCTTGCTAATAATGTTTCACTTTATAATCCTTACTTTCTCTATTTTGGCTTACAGCTTATTGGAGAACAAACAGTAGCTAAAGCTAAAGGTGGAGATGTTATTCTTCTTAAAGTAAGCAGCGAAGAATTTGCTAATCATATGGCACAAACAAGGTTTGGTAAAATAATCGCAGGAACTTCTTACGGTGAATATGCAATAGGAAATGTAGCCCTTAGAGATTCTAATGAATTCTTGGAAAGAAAACAAGGTACAGCTTACTATTACTTTGGATTCTTCTTTAACGGAGAATTTTACGGAGTATGGCGAGATGATAAGGTGGGGCTGATGTATTGTTCAGAGGACTACGACCCATCTTATCCATTAAAGTACACATTGAGCATGGCAGACCACACACCAAATACGCTTATGGTTAAGTCAGTTCGAACCCAACCTGTATGGCGGTTAGCCACTGTCCTTTTTCAACAAGGAAAAATGAGGTTTGAAACTGGCAAGGCCAAGGCTGCATGGGTGGGAGTTATGAAAATGCTTAATGAGATAAAGGTTTAAGGAGGTATGACTTATGGATTGGGCACAGTTGACCAGCCTAATTTCCAACATCGGCTTCCCGGCTGTCGTCTGTATTCTGCTGTTGAAAAACAATCAGGAACAGGCTAATGTCATTAGGGATAACACGAAAGTGATGCAATCCCTTTCCGACAAGATTGACTGTATTCTACACAAAGGGGGTGAATGATAATGCCAAGACTTACACCGGATGAGCATGAAGCTTATATGCATACCATTATGGATATGTATGAGAATCCTGACGATGGCGCTGAAATGATTACCCGGCTGCGTGATGATTATAATGCAAGCATGGAAGTCATTGAGGGTGTATCGCAGGCAGAGTATGATGAGTTGAACGGCAAGTATAATACCTTGCGCGAGCAGTACATCAACAGATTCTTTGGTGGAAACGCTGACCTTATGGAAGCTAAGGATAAACAGAGCGAGGACATTAAAGATGATGAAGCAGGTAGACAGCTTACCTATGAAGAAGTAGCTGAATCTTACACTGGAAAGGATGAATAATTATGGCAAATGGTGTTAATGTTCTGAATGTAATTCGTCAGAACGCTACTGCTGTATATCAGGATAGAATCCCTGAAGCTACCGCAGAGAATCTACATGAAGTTGGTGATGCTATTCTCACCTACGAAGCACAGGCTAACGAGTTCGTTAACGCGCTGGTTAATCGTATCGGCCTTGTTATCCTAAACAACCGCATGGCAACTAACCCTCTTGCTGCGCTAAAAAAGGGCAGACTGGCGGTTGGTGAAACCATTGAGGAAATTTACATTGATGTTATCAAGGCGCAGACCTATGACCCCAGAGCCGCACAGGACACCCTGTTCAAGCGTCACCTGCCCAATGTTTCCTCTGTATTCCACAGCGTTGATAGTCAGCTTAATTACCCTCTGACTATCTCGAATGAGCAACTCCGTAAGGCTTTCCTGTCCTATGATAGTCTTGACCGGTTCATCGCTGGGCTGGTTGATTCCATGTATAAGTCTGCTACGCTGGACGAGTTCATTCAGATGAAGCAGCTTATCAGTGAGTGGAACGAGAACAGCCGGTTTATCGTTGAGCCCATCACCGCTGTTACTGATGCTGCATCCGCCCGTGAAGCGATGATTAAGATTAAGGCTGTTTCTGATGGCATGACCATCTTCAACAATCAGATGAACTACGCTGGTGTTTGGACTTCCACTCCCAAGGATGAACAGTACCTTATCACCACTCCTGACTTCAATGCCCGCATGGATGTTGATGTGCTGGCTGCTGCGTTCCATATGGATAAGGCAGAGTTCGCTGGCCATGTTATCGTAGTAGATAATATTGGCGACCTTGGTGATAGTGGTATCGAAGCCATTCTTGTGGATAAGAACTGGTATCAGGTTTACGATTATCTGCGTACCTTTAAGACCGCCTATAACGGTGAGGGTCTGTATTGGAATTACTTCTACCATGTATGGATGGTATATTCCCTCTCTCCCTTTGCTAATGCTGTCGCTTTCGGTACTGCTGCTCCTACCGTAACCACTCTTACCGTTACTCCCACCACAGCTACGGTTAAGCCGGGTGGAACTTTGCAGATTACCACCGCTGTTACTGGTACTGGCGACCCCACTTCCAAGTGCACCTTTACTATCGCTGGTAACACCGACCCTGAAACTGTTGTTAACACCATGGGTAAGGTCATTCTTGGTAGCAAGGAAACTGGTTCTCTTGGCACTTCTAAGAAAGAGATTACCGTTACTGCTACTTCCGTTCAGGACACTTCCAAGACTGCTACCTGCACTATCACTGTTGGTTAATCGTAAGGTGGGGTGGGCTAACCACCTGCCCCACCTAATTCTTTAAGGAGGGATAGAATGGTAACACCTAATACGATAGTAAAACTGTATAGTGGTATTCCCTGTGACCCTACCTATCAGAATGTTCTCCAATGGGATAGTGTGACAGAACAGAATCAGTTCTTTGCTAATCAAGTGCCTGTTGCTACTTACACCGATTTTCAGTTTATTGATGGAACGAGAGAACTGCGAATTAAGCGTCAGATGGAAAATTGCTATCACATTAACTATGTGGCTTATCAAAATCATCGGTACGGTAATAAGTGGTTTTACGCTTTCGTCAATGATATGCGGTATCTTTCTCCTGAAAGTACAGCCCTTATACTGGATGAGGATGTGTGGGCAAGCTGGCAGTTTGACCTTACTTTTAACAAGAGTTTTGTTGAGCGTGAAACGGTAAGTAATGATGCTGTTGGAGCGCATACTCTTGATGAGAGGCTGGAAACGGGTGACTATGTAACAACTGCCCATTCCTACACCTTATTCAAACCGGAGGATATGCGTGTCATTATTGCCATGACTGGTATACCTGATTACATTAAACAAGAATTGGGTGAGGGAGTTGTGGCTCAAATACAAGCCCCCTCTATTGTAAGAGGAATTGCCTTTCCTGTGTACTGGATTGAATGCGGTAGGGCTAACAACGCTTCGGCTATGACGGCTGCTCAAGCAATTATAGATGCATATACTAAAGCTGCACAACTTGATGCTATCGTTGGAGTTTTTACTGTGTCAAAAGTGGGAGATAACTACGCTACGATGGAGAGCCTTGGTGCATATCCTGCAAGAACCTTATCTATTACGCCAAGAAACAATAAGTTGTACTGTTATCCCTATTGTGCCTTGAATATCATATCTTCAAGCGGTGATGCAAAAACTTTTAGATATGAACGATTGGGCACTGGTGGTGCAACAGGATTCTTTAAGATAACTCATCCTTTTGGTATGCGCCCAACACTTTCCGCAACAATGGAAAATTACTCTGGAAATAATATCGACATTCAAGACCAAGTGTCTTTAAGCGGTTTTCCTGTGTTACCTTGGGTTAATAATGGATATCAGGACTGGCTGGCAAAACATAAATACACCATGGCCACAGAGTTCGGAACAGGGCTTGCTACATTAGCTGTTGGTGGGTTAACTGGTAATCCTCTTGCTATTGCTGGTGGCATATCTGCAACTCTTGGTTCTCTATCTAAAGTTGCCCAAGCTGAGCATCTTCCTAATAACCTGAATGGCACAATAGAAAGCAGCGATGCAAATGCTATTAGCGGTAAGAGTGGATTCTATGCAAACTGCGTAGCAATTAGAGCAGAGTACGCAAGAATAATTGACAACTTCTTTAGTCAATACGGCTATAAAGTGTCTATCTTAAAGGATATTGAACTGCACAATCGTCAAAACTGGGATTTTGTTCAAACCATCGGATGCAATGTTGTTGGAGAGTGCCCTGCTCAAGTTATTGAATCTGTTAAAAAGATGTTCGATAACGGTGTAACACTTTGGCACAACGGCACATTCAATTACGGAACACTCTCTAACCCCATCATCACTTCTTGAAAGGAGGTAAAGCATGGGAAAGAATAAACCTTTTATTCCTCTAAAGAATGAAAGCAACTCGGCACTATTCTCCAACTCCATACTTGATTCCCTTTATCGTGGCAGACTGCATGAACTGGCTATGGCACGATTCAAGTGGGAGAATCTTCCCCAAGAGATTGATGAGCGGTTCTTGGAAATGACCCTTAACGAATATGCTATGGGTGCTTTCTTCTTTGACGAAGTTGCACAGCGTTATGTGTTCCTACCGGCTATGATTAACGGTGACTACAATATCTATAATGACCCCATTCAATACAGAGTGTGGGCTATCAACGGGTATCAGCAGGAACTAACGATGGAGAAATCGGTCATAGTTTACAATAACATGATTAAATCTCCTACATTCCCTTGGCTGGATTACTACGCTGAACAGCTTTACGACATTGACCAAGCAAGACGAGTTAATATTCTTGCACAGAAAACCCCGGTGCTGTTTAAGGGCACGGATAAGCAAAGGCTCACCCTTAAAAACATTTGGTTGAAGTACGCAGGAAATGAGCCGTTTATGATGGTTGATGAAAGCGTGGATAAGGATAGCTTTACGGTTCTCAAAACTGATGCTCCTTGGTTGGGTGAAGAACTTACGCAAATGCGTCGTCACATTATGGGCGAGATTATGATTTACCTTGGCTATGAAACGCAGGAAGCCACACAAAAGAGTGAGCGTGTTCTTGCGGGTGAGGTTAGAGCAGCGCAGAGTGAAAGCATGAGTTATAGATATAGCCCTCTACTCATGCGCAGACAGGCTGCTGAAAAAATCAACAATATGTTCGGTCTTAACATCGAGGTTAACTTCCGTCAGCCTACCTCTACGCTGGTTGACATGGATGACCCATTCACGCAGTATCAGATGGAAACCTTGAAGTCTACGCAGAGTTTTACCACAGAGCCGTTTAATGTAGAGAAAGAGGGTGAGGGTAATGAGTAAATATACGGCCGAACTGCGGTACATTATCGAAAGCGGTTATAAACTTAATGCCCTTACCTCTTATCCTATCTTTGACGAGAATTACCGTTCGGTGCTGAATCAGTATATCCTTAATCACTTTTGGATGCGAGAGATAGGTTTTGAAACTGCTGGCGAATTTGACCTGTATCTTGGGAACACGCTTAACGAGATTATGCCATATTATAACGGTATGTTCAAAATGGCCATGGGTGAAATAGACCCTCTCACAAACTATAAGTATAAGGAAACGCTGGATAAGTCTGATGTGGGTACTACGAGTTCCAACTCTAACACTAACGGTAACAGCAAATCGGTTGAAAGCACCCCGGCTGATGGCCTTGTGCAGATGAACGATATAGAGAACAATGTGTACGCTTCTTCTGCTACGCTTAACAACAATACGGTTAACGCTAACGGCACTGTGGATAGCAAGACCGAAACGGATTATGTTAAGCTGGTCAGCGGTTATAATGGGGTCAGTGTAGGCAAACTGTATGACGAATATCGTAGATATGTGGTCAGCGTTGTGCGTTTGCTGATGAACGATAAGGACCTAAATCAATGTTTCTTGGGGGTGTATTAAATGATTACTCCATTGCCCTATTGGAACTTTAACCCTGTGCTGCCTACGGTTTTTGACAATAGCTTGTCGTACCTTGAGATGGTGAGCAAGCTGTATAAGAAGCTGGAGGAAACCATCACAGAGGTTAATGCAATCGACCAAGAAGCTATTCAGCAAGCCCTTGACGATATGCGCAACGAAATTGCAAAATTTGAAGCGCAGGTGCAGGAGCAGTACAATAAGCTGGATGGCAAATATCAGGGGCTTTACAACGAACTTAATGATAGCATCATTGACCTTGCTGATACCACCGCTGCTTCTCTTGAGGAAATGGATACTAAGATTCATAACCTTGGAGAAAGCCTTAAGGATATTATGGATTTGAAAATCAGCGAAAACAATGAGTATATCTTTGAGAGTATCGCTTCTGAAATAATCGGCATTAAAGTGCTTAACTATTTTACTGGCGAAAAGGTAACAGTTCAGGAGATGTTCGACTATCTTGCACAGCTTCATGCTACGGATGGTATTACAGTTACTGAACTTATCACTCGTCAGAAAACTGTTAATGCTCTTATTGCTCTCAAGTTCACATACAGCCAGCTTGCCATGAATGGTAAGAATATCATTGTATAAGGAGGTAATGTATTATGACTAATACACCTAATTATCAGCTTAAAAAGGTTGAGGGTACTGACCTCTTTAACCCGCTCACTCAGATTAACCCTAACTGGGACGAAATTGATGAAGCGATGAAAGCAAATCAGGTTGCAGGTGTTACCAACGCTACGCACAACAAGTCCGGTACTCTGCACGCTATTGTGCGTGCCACCGCTGGTGTTCCTGTTCTGCGCTTTACCGCTACTGGTGACTTCCGTACCGGCGATACCTTTACGGTTGATGGGCAGAATGTAACCGCAAGACTGCCTGACGGTACTTCCCTGCCGGATTATGCGTTCCGTATTAACTCTAATATCATGGCTATTCAGGCCGGTGGCGTGCTGACTATTATGACCAACGGTGCGAGCGTTGACCTTGAGGGTTATATGGAAACTTCCGACTATGTGGGTTCCGGTGCTACTGGTAAGGTTCATGCTGCGGAGGTTGCTGACAGTGCTACTACTGCCACAAGTGCCCAAAATGCAGCCAATCTGAATGGTCAGCCTGCAAGTTACTATGCACAAACTGCCAGCCTTGCTCCCATGATTCAGAATGTGACGGCAATTCAGGTGGTGAGTGCGCTGCCAACTAACCCTGTTGCGACCACTCTGTATTTGGTAACGGAATCTTAAATAAGATTAAGGGATGGTGGGTGGGAACATGGAGGATAAGCATATGATTGACAACATTATTAAAGCAAAAGAACTGTTGGAAAATGCAAGATGCCTTTCTATATTGCATGAGTGTGACCGGGGGATGGTTAGCCCTGCGGAAGCGCATATGTATTATGCTATCAGGGATGCATTGAAGTTGATGGAGCAGGAGGTAAGAGTATGAGATGCCCTTTTAAGCAGATTAAAACCACAGAAAAAAGTTATGAGGGTGGTGAGTACACAAAGGAAGTCACTGAATTTGGAGTTTGCGATATGAGGTTGTGCCCTTATTTCGCCATTGACTATAACGGCGGCTATTGCTGGAAAGTTGCACAAGAAGTTGGACGATGTGACGATTTTGGGGTGCGCTAATGGACAGACGAATACGAAAAATCTTGTCAGGGATGCATGACGATATTATCGAAATACTAATGAAGTGCGAGGATATTGGAGAAGCAAAGGCAAGATTAAGACATATCCTGTTAGCAATAAATACGCTCTTGGTTGAGAGCAAGAAATAAGGAGGAATAACTATGGGTATTTCTTTCGGAAGCGTGAGTAAAAAGCCCTATGTTGGGAGTAAGGAGGTAACGGAAGCATATGTGGGAAGTCAGCTTGTGTATAAAGCGCAAAAGCTACCATATCATTATGTGTATCTTGGTACCGAGAATGCGTATTACATTAGTGACCTTGTAACACTTGGAACGGGCGCCGCTATAACTAAACCCACTGGAGCAACAACATACAAACTTGCGCTGAGCGGGTTAACCGGGAACAGCATTAAAATAAACCTTGACCCAGAATTTGTTGGACAGCGTTTCAAGTTCTTGGCGCGGGGTACAACGAATGGGGTATCCATTGATGTTAAATTTTATACCTCCAGTGGTTTAGGTGCTGAATCGACTTTCAATCTTACAACTCAAGAAACTCTCAAAACCACAAAACTTGTTACATCAGCAGAAACTTACATTGAAATTAACGCAACAGGTCAGGCATATTTTGATGCTATGAGGTTTGAAGCGGATGCTTAAATTTAAGTCCCGGAGAATTCCGGGGCTTTCTTTAAGCGTAGCGGTGGTAATATTTGGTAAGTTGGACGACCGACTAATTTACTCATAATAGATTGGACAACCAACCTATTTACTCGACTGGAAAAAACAAGAAAAAAATGCCAACAGCAAGTTTGAATGTTGT